TTTCTTGCATCTTGAATTTTTAAACGTTCTAATTCTTTTTCGTTTGCAGTAAGTTCTTGTACCTCTATTACTGTTTCTGGAATAGAGTTTGTAATTTCATTCTTAACTATTTCTCTAGCTTTATCCTTATCATAATCGTAAGTTCCGTTTTTTATATTATAATATATGTATCCATCTTTACCTTTTAAACTTTCATCCTGAGTGTATTGGTAATTGTTCTGATCTAAAATACTTAAGATTTGATTTTCATCTCCTAATATACTGTTAGTCAAAGAGTCAATTGTTTTAGTAGCTTGTTCTGAACCAATCTCAGCCCCTAATATTGTAATAACTTCTCTTCCGTCACTGTCTTTATATTTTTTAGTACCTGACCCTTTAATTCTGTTTTGAATTTCTTGTCTGTAATTATATTCTAGCTCTTGTTCTGAAGATAAAGTCCCTAACTGTGAAACATTAACAACTTCATTTGTAGGATTACCATTCTCATCTGTCTTTACTAAAATCAACTCATCCGTAAGAGGATCTACAATTGCTTTTGTGTTTTGAAAATCAAACATTTCTTGAGCCAATCCCATTTGGTAAATCATTTTACCTGATGCTCTTTTGTTTGGGTCTTGTGACTGAGCCAGCTTCATGTTCTCATCTAACTTAGCGTTAAAATTTTTTGAGTATAGAAAAAAGTTTTCTGTACTACTTTTTAAGTTTGCTCTTCTATTATAGTAGTCTCTCTCAGATATCTCTCCGCTTTTTAATTTATTTAAATTACTAAGAGCGGATATAGATGCTTGGTCAGCGTAGGAAGATATAACATCATTTAAGTCTGTGTTATAACCAACGGGTTTATCTATTAAAGATTTAGTTAGTTCGCTATACTGATTTTGTATTTCCTCTTTTCTTTTAGTTCGGCTTTCTTGGTCTGACTTTATAAAGTCAGTCATCTCTTTACCAATAGTACCCCAATCTATTTGTTGAGGCTCATCTCTTTTTACATATCCATATCCTAATGCCATACTTTTATAATTTAAATATTGGTGCAGTTATACCAGGTTGAACAATTGAAATAGGGTTTATTGATTCTATTTGGTTTACTGCTCCTATATTGCTTAAACCTAAAGCTCTAGTAAGTTTTGAAGGGTCTTGTTGTCTTTGATAACTTTTCATTTCTCTTATAGCTGCGCCATCTTTTCCATATAAAGGTGCGCTCTCTAAAGCTGTCATACCCATACTTGCTATACCTTGAACTCCCGATGATATTGCTGCTTGTCTAGCTGCTGCAGCATCGGCTGCCATTTGTTGTTGTCCTTTAGCTTCCGCTAAATCTAAATCAACTCTTGCGCCTTGTAGTCTTGAATCTTCTTGAGCTGCTAATTGATTTAACGCTTGCATCTCTCTTGACATAGCTGCTCTTTGTCCTGCTGCTCCTGCTTGTTGAGCCATTAAGGCTTGCCCTGCTACTGCAGCTGCCCCTCTAGTTTCTCCTTCTACTCCTGCTTGTAAAGCTGAAGCTCCAGCTTGAAGTAAAGCTTCTCTTTCTAATTCATAAGGTTCTTTTGCTATTGCTAGACCTTCTAAATAATTAACATCTAATTTATTTTTAGCTTCTTGAAAAGCTTTTTCTGCTTCTCGCTCTGCCTCTTCTTGTAGTTTTCTTTGTTTACCAGCCTGAGCAAAACTCATTCCGCTAGATAAAGCAGAGATACCAAGGCCTATAGCTGTTGCTGTTCCTATTGCCATATTATATTTTTTTAATCATTTCGTGTGTATAACTATCTCCCTTTACATATCCAAGGTCTTCGTAAGTTTGAATTAAACCATCGTGTCTGAGCAAGGCGTAGATATATCCACCGTTTTTAGAACATATATTTGTTAATGTGCTTACTAAAAATTTAACTGCCTCGTGTCTCAATGCTTTATCTTCTATTTTATTATCCGATATAATCCAATCTACCCAACTAACCTTTGAGTTTGTAACATAAGTAAATCCTGCGCAAACAGGCTTATCATCTAACATTACCATTAATCCGCCTTCTCCATTCTCTGGTAAAAAATCTTTAGCTGGCGCCTGCCAACCCCAATCTTTCCACCACCCTACTAATACATCTTCATAATCAGATGGATTTAATTTCCTTATACTAAACTCCATACTAGTGTAAAGATACTAATTTTTACGGATAGCTTTTCATTACTTCCGATTCAATAGCAAACAATTCAGTAGCTGCGGTGCTAGTATTTGTAACAGTAAAGATACAATAGTGTCCCAGTAAACCATGTGATTCTGCTTCTGCATTTTTAATAAACAAGATGTATGCATCATTTATAGTTAAAGGAGAGGAGCCTGTAACTGATGTGGATATAGTGATTCTATTTATATTGTTTGGTAAATCTACTTGAATGTTTGTAACCACACCCGCTAAACTAATCGTGGTATACGAAGGAAGAGAGAAATATAAATAATCTCCTATACTTATAATACTTCCAATAGACACAAGAGGATTAATACTAAAGTTCAGTGTACCTGTTGTTCCATTTACAGAATAAGTGCTAGACCTTCCTATACCATTAGCTGATCTCATTGCGTATTGTCCTTGAAGTGCTGGCACATCTCCTGTTTGTCTAAGATAAGCAAAGTATGCACCTTCCTTTTTGACAAACCAATTGTCATCAATAAATCCGTTTTGCTGTATATCTGTTTCAGCTACTGCTTGCCAAGCTGAGTCAGATTCTAAGTTCATTGTTTTAAATATTTTATTTTCAAGAGGGTTCTGATTAAACACGCTTGTTATTTGTGAATTATATTGAGTTCCATAATAGTTATTCCTCGTCTCATTTATATTATGTTGAAATAAATTACCTCCATTAAATGTGTAAAAATAATTATTCATACCCATCATTAAGTCTGGTATATAAGAATAAAAAGACGGCCAACCTTTTGAGGATTGACTGTACGTCAATGTATACTCCGTATCAACAGGCGAAGGTATGGGCGGTACAATACTTGTTGGCGCTGGTGTTGCTGTTGGAACAGGGGAAGGGCTAGGTGTAGGTGAGCTACAAACACTGCTGTTGTAATATAAGTTGTAGGCACCACCCATATACCCGTGATATAAACAAGCATAACTTACAACTTGAAAATCTCCGGTTACAGTTATAGTTACATCTCCATAAAAATAATCATACGTATTACCATCAGGCGCTGTGCCTGTACCAGCATTGGTAGCACCTGTGTATGTTATAAGTGAAGTTTTGCCAGAGTTTAAAATTGCAATTGGGTGTGCTGAGGGAACATTTTTTAAAACATAGGTTCCAAGTTCTACTCCATATTGACCCCAATTTCCATTAAATACATACCTGTTTTCTGTGTTAACAAATTGTATGGTTACTGCATTCTCTCCTCCCAAACAATAATCAGGAACTAATGGAGAGGGAGCTACCGTAGGAACAGGGGCAACAGGTATAGGTGAAGGTCCAGGCGCAGGCGAAGGAGTTGGTGTACAAGAAGGACTAGATGGTACTTTTACACAACAGTCCGCACAATCTGCGTATGCTGACACTATATCATTTGTGTTCGTTGCGGCTCCTGATTCTATTTCGTAACATAAACCATCTCCACCTATTCCGTATACTGATAATAATGTGTTTCCAACGTTTGAATTCGTTGTTCTAAATGTAGTTGTGTTGCTTCCATCACAAGCTGTAGCAGCCCAATAATAATAAACGGGCGTTGGTCCAGGCGCAACGGGCGTTGGTGTAACAGGAACTGGACTAGGCCCAGGTGTAGGGATTGGCGCTGGTGTAGGCGTGGGTACAGGAGTAGGGTCTGGGTCACCACAATTAGTATTACAAGTTACGCTTGCAGTGCTATAAGAACCCTGTATCGAAGAAACATATATTTGAGCTGGTAATAATAAACACGCCTCCTCGGTTGTTCCCTCATCAATAGTATATGTAAACCTGTCTGTCCCGTCACAACACTTCATTACAAAAGTACACGTGCCTCCTACTGCGCCTTCTGGACATATCAATTCATACGTTACACAAGCCATAAATTTTATTTGTTACAAAAATACGAATTTAATTGCTATGCTTTTAAATTCTTAATCTCTTCTATATCCTGAGACTTGCATAGTAAACTTATCTTTTTGACCAGCGTTACAAGAAAGGTGCAATACAGAGCTATCCCATAGTAAACCATCTCCAGCTTTCCAATCTACAGAAGTGGTCCACTTCTTTTTATTATGGATGTCTTGGTATTGAATCATGTGACCAATCTTCCAGTCTTCTAAGTATAGGTTTAATCTTACCTTAGTTCTTTTATCATCTGGATAAAGTTTTTTAAATTTAAAAAAAGTATCTCTATGAAGGGTAACAACATTGCCAGGAGGCTGCATAATAGTAGATACGGTTTTGATATCCATATCTAATTGATCTTCCCAACCATCAAAGATAGGGTCTTCAATATCATACCATAACTGTTGTATTATAGTATTGTTTTTATCGTAAGAATACCCATCACCATATTCATTATATAAATCATTTTGCTCCTCCCTTTGATAAGAGATACAAGAACCTTTATGAAAATTATAATCTTGTTTTTCAGCAAGAAAATGTGAGTAGTCGAAATTTAATTTTATTTTTTCTAGTATCATATTTGATTTTTAATTAAGTTAATCCAACTTTCCGTGGTGTTTATAGTTTTACAATCTTTAAACGCCAGAGTAAAATCTACCTCAAAGTTAGTAATTTTTAAATCATCTATAATGAGTGGTCTAAACTTTTCATCACTGCCTTTCAGATTGTTAGCGTAACAATGAAATAGTTTAGGTCTTCGTGTGACAAACATTTTATATCCGAAAAGGTGTGCTGCTAAAGAAATTATTTCTTGGTCAGCAAAAGGATCTACGTATAATTCAAATACAGATTTTTCTATAAACGATTTAGGCATAAAAGTATTAGCCCCTGAAGCCACATACGTCTGTATATAATCCGTGTAAAAAGGATTAGACTCAGAAAGTATTTTATAATTAGGTGTGATATGCTTTGGCTTTACTGCATTATTAGATGGATAGATTTTATAATCATCATATAAATCTCCTAGTTTATATTGTGGAGGAAAACCAGTAAGTATTACTTCCTCATTAAATTGAAGGTAATCTTCTATATACATTTCATCCCAATCTTGAATAAAACGTGTATGACTATCTATTTGTAATACATAATCTTGACCATCATATAAATTTTTATTTATGTAATTTCTTGAATAACCTGTGCCTTTAGCTTTCTTAAAATGTATATACTCATATTTTAAATTATCTATTTTATCAAGGCTTGTATTGTGTTGGTCGTTTTGCTCGTGGACACCAAAAAAAATTCTTTTAGGAACCTTAGCCCTGTTAATACAATCCGTAATAGATGGCAATAACTCTGGGTCTCTGTAGCTCGCTATGTTTAAAAATATACTTTTCATAAAACCACTAAATCATCTAGTCCTGTGTTTTCTAACATCCATTTAGCCTCGTTCATTGTGTTTAAAATAGGCTTGCCCTGCTTGTTAAATGAGGTGTTTAAAACTATAGGGTCAACGCCTTTATTAGCTAGTTCAGATAACACCATATACAAATATGGATTAGATGCTTGAGTAATGGTTTGTAAGCGAGCGGTGTTATCGTAATGAATTATAGATTCTATAGATTCAGATGGATTAATAACCCTTGCATTATGAGCCATCCACATTGTGTTGCTATTAGAATTAAACCACCTGTGTTTATCTTCTTCCCTGCACATAGGAGAAAAAGGCCTGTAAGGTTCTCTAAATTTTACTCTTGCATTAATTTTATCTTTCATTCCTTTTTTAGGCAAACATATTATAGAACGATTTCCTAATGCTCTAGCTCCATGCTCTGAATTTCCTTGAACTAAACCCATAATCTTTTCGTCGATAAGTTTATTAGCAAACTCACTAGGGTCTAAAGGGTTGTATGTATCGTCATTCCAAGACATTCCAATATACATACTGTCTACAATTTTTTTAGGCTTTAATATATGAAGCAAACATCCTAACGCAATACCTCTATCGTCGGGATTGGGAGATACAAAAGCATTATGCTTAGAGTTGTTGATTATATTCATTGCACCTCCTCCAGAAAAAATTAAAGGTAAATTATTTTTATACCCGTTTATTATACTACTAAATACCTGTTCAAAAACAAACTGAGATGTAGCCGCTATGTCTTCTGGCTTGCCTACTATCTTTAACGCTTGATATCTTTCATGAGCTACATTTACATTATCTACGCTTTGTCCTAAATAATAACTAAAAAACTTTGATACTAAACCATAATCCACTTTTCCTAATCCTGCCAACCCCATTATTTTTCCTGCATATACTAAGTTCCCCCACCACCAATTTTCCTCTGTTCTTATGGGCTCTAAGTAATGCGCAACTGCTGCATAAGGAACACACAAATCTATACCCACATTATTTATCAGCACAGGGTCTAATCCTTTTTCTGCTTCATATATTTTAAAAAATCCTTCTTCACTACCACCGTCAAAACTAACAACTAAAGCTTTATTAAAAGTTGATTGATATAAACCATTAGCACAATGTGCTGTATGGTGAGGAACGTATTGGTAATTATTGGCTTTAATAATCTTGTGTAAATCATTATCAGAATTAAATGCAACCGTGTTATAAGTCTCTGCTCCATATTTGTTTTTGAAATAATTTAAAATTTCTATTAATGTTTGACTTGGATTATCAATTGGGAAATGATAAGCAAATGCTGCATTTTTTATTCCAACCCATCTTTCAAGTTCCACTACTTCTTTTACTTCTCCATCTACAGCAATAGCAATAGCAGAGTTATGACTTCCAAATAAACCTAAATTATATTTCATTAGTATTCTTCTACAAAACTATTTTCCCAACTAAACTTTTCTTGCCCCGTAAAAGTATAGTTTAATAAAGTTTTACTACAATCTATTTTATTATTATAATATCTTAAGACATTTATATAATCAGTAAAAGTAGAATATCTACTTCCATAAAACAATCTAGCATTAGCACACATCAACGTATCTATTGCTATGGAAGATACCATATCAGTCTCCATAAAGTCATTTAAGTAATAACATTCATACCCGTTTAAACACTCAAAGTGTTTTCTATCTTGTTCATCTGTAGCAATAAACAAAGGATATGAGGTGTCCAAATATCTATCTACCATTGATCTTAAGTTGCCAAATAATTCTGTAGTGCTGTGGGTTCTTGTCTGATGAAAGTCTCCACTCCTTACGTGAATAGCATTATAAGGTCTGTCTAGCAAACCCATATCGTATTTATCCCTAATCTTTAATCCGTTTTTTAAACTGTGTTTTATTTTAATTCGATTAGCGTCTGTTATCCCAGTAACTAAATGATACCAATGCCCAAACAAATTTCTAGGAAAATGAATAAACTTGTTGTTTAAATCAAACTTACTAACATCAATAGGTTTGTTATATGTATCCGGATTTACACCCCAGTTAGGATGGTTTCCCTCTGGCAAACACTTAATGTCCTTACAAATATCTTCAAAGTATTGTATGTCTGATTCATACTTCTGATACTCTGGTATATCTTTATAGTCTACACAATTAAAATGTTTAACAAATAAATCTTTATCAAACAATTCCCAGAAATCAAAAAAGCTATCTTTTAATTGATGCTCGCTTAAGAATAAACAATATATTTTTTCAGGCAAAATTATTGTGCGGTTTGTGCAAACAGCAATAGCAGCTATCATTTCATAAGTCATACGGATATTATTTAGACCACCCCACCACGTATCAAATGAAATATATTTTTTCAACTCTTAAATGAGTTTGTAGTGTACGTAAAAATTTCTAAAGAATGTTCCTCCAAAAGGTTCAAACCTTGCGTGTTCACATACGGCAGATTCATACATTATCATGTCACCAGGTTCTGCATAAATTTTATACCACTCGCCATCATGGCCTTGAACATCTAAAGGCCAGTCATCTGCTTCAGGTTTGTTCTGACAACCACAAGCTAAATCTTTATCCACTATTATAATAGATGATATATGATGAGTTTCAACTCTGTCCACGTGAGACGACAGGGTAGCGCCTCTGTTATAAGAACGAATACCATAAACAAAGGAAGGCTCTATTAAGGGGTCTTTCATTGCGTCGTGCATTTCATTAGCAATCCAATTTCTATGTACAGGTAAAAGCTGTTCGTGAATTAAAGTTCTAATTGATGGTACGTTATCAAAAGACAACAACTCACTTCCACCTCCCTGTATAACATTTTCTTTACCTGGAAAATTCTCAGGGGTTACTTTGTCTTTTAATATTTCGTATGCATCTTTAATTATATTCCAAGTTGGCTGTGGACATTTAATTACTTCAAAACCATTTTTTGTAAACTTAGGTATTTGATCTTTGTGAGTAAAAGTTTTAATAGTAGGACTATCAATTACCTTTGGTTGTAAAGAGTCTTGATATAATTTTTCATCTCCAGCGCCATCCCAATCATTCTCTCTCCACCACGCAGTAATAATGTATTTTTTTCCCTCTTCTAAGGCAACACCTTCATGCATATATTCTTCTAATACTTTTCCATCTTTTATGTTTTCCCATGTTACTGCTTTACCAGTTTCAGGAACTACTACCATGTTTTGATTTGGAAAGTTTGTACCTCCTCCTTTAAAACCATCGTTTAGATAAATCATAAAAGTGTGCGTTCTGTTTCCTGATGCCAAACAATGTTTTTGATATGCATCACCAGCAAAAAAATCATTGTGTGGTTTAAAATATTGACCCACTTCATAAAGCTGTCCTTGCATAGCTTCACCTTTTTTTATATCTAAGTTTAATAAACCGGCAATACGTTTATGAATATTATTAACAGTATCGTTGGATGTGTTTAGATTACAAGTGCTTGAAGTTCTATAATTAGATATAGCTGTTCTATCTGTTCCACCCTCTACCACGGAAGACCTTGTGTGGTTGGCGTCAATCATTTGAATTAATTCTTGACACTCTTTTTGAGTCAAAAAGTTTTTATACTGATGCATTAGATTTGATTTAATTTAAATAAAGTTATTGAATAAAATTCAATATAAAAAATCTTATGGACAACTTGTTGTAGTACAGTTGCTCGTAAATGCTGAACCATTCCAGTATCTGTAGCTGCTACCATTGTTGTAGTAACCCGCTAACGCTGATCTATTACAATCACTCTGTCTGTCTAAAGTAGTTGCAGTACAGAAATCACTTGTATTGATATAGAAAGTAACGTAATTAGCACATAAGAAGCTAGTGTTAGATATGTATTCTAAACTAACGCTATTACATACTACTGCAGGTGCAGGTGTTGGCACTGGCGCAGGCGCTGGAGACGGAGCTCCTTGACAAGCTGTACAGTTTGCGTAAATAGTGTACGATGTATAGTCGTTGGTATTTTCTATACCTCCATCATCTTGATATTCATAACACGTTCCACTCACATATAATACGTTAGCCACGCTACCAAGGTTTGTTCCAAATGGAGCTCTTATATTGATTAATACATCACCACTACATTCTAAATATCTAGCATATAAATACGTTGGCGCAGGCGCTGGTGTAGGCGAAGGCACTGGAACTGGACTTGGAGTCGGCGCTGTACAAGCTGCATCCGAACATCCACTAGGGTATTGATTCAGTACAGTTGCACTAAAGTCTGCGCTTGAACTTGGGCTAGTATCATTAATATACCAACAATAAGTTCCGTCCATATAACCAGGTGCGTTTAATTTTAAAGCAAAGTTTAGTGGGTATCCTGTTTGTGTTAATTCCACATAATATGTAGCTCCACCACCATCACATCTCTTCATCTCATATACTTGTGTTGCTTGAGGTGTCGGTACTGGCGCCGGTGTTGGCGGAGGTGGACAACCTGTTTCTCCACTAATTAATTGTATGTTCTGACAAGGTGAACCTTGATCTGTTGGTACACCTGGTGTTGAATTGTAATAATAAAATATATTATTACCTGCCCCACCTATGTATCTCTGGTTACCACCTGGAGCGCTAGCAAATGACTCATAACAACCTGGACTTCCATCACAAGAAATTAAGAAATAAAATAACGGTGCGCTAGGAGTAGGTGTTGCTGCTGGACTTGGCACAGGCCCTGGTGTTGGAC